TAATGGTAGTTTATATGTAAACATTACATACAGAAAATTAAAATTATCAACTTCATTTTAATTAAATGGATATAAGAAAAATCTCTATAGGAGCAGACTATAAGTCTGGAGCTATGCATTACATAGTAGGTCAAGACGTTTTAGGCGGTTCTTATGTTATTCATTTAATACAGAAAGAAAGCACTTCTTACAAAATTTGGATTATAAAAGAAAAAGAAGTTCTGTTGTGGAAAGAGTTTAGGTTTACAATGCCTATCTCTCTAGAGTATAATATAAACTTTTAATGAAATCTCCTTTTTATTTTATTGTACGGCCCGTAAAAGGTAGGCGTTATGATAATATAAAAGAAATAGGAGGAGTTGATATTGTAACTAGTGTTTCTATAGAAGATCATAAATCTTCAAACAGGTTTGCTGAAGTTATAGCTTTACCAATAAATTATACTGGAGATATTGAAGTAGGCAACACTTTGCTAGTTCATCATAATGTTTTTAAATATTATAATGACATGAGAGGAAGGGAAAAAAGTGGTAAAAGCTTTTTTAAAGATGATATGTTTTTTATTGATGCGGAACAGTTTTTTTTATATTACAAAAACAATAAGTGGAATGCTTATTCTAAATATTGTTTTGTTAAACCTATTCCTGTTAAAGAGTTTTATTTAAACAAACTAACTACCGAAGAGCCCTTGTATGGCATTTTAAAGTATTCTAACAAAGAGTTAGAGTCTTTAGGCGTAAAGGAGGGTGATGAGATTTCTTTTACTCCAGACAGCGAATATGAGTTTTATGTAGATGGTGAAAAATTATATAGAATGTTTACAGACAATATTACAATGATAATATGAACATATATGTATATGATAATGTTTTAGAAGATCCTGATTCTTATGTAAAGGAAGTGTTATTAAATGGTTTTGAAGATGTGCAAATAGGTGAAGATCTTTTTAAATCGGTAAAACAAAAAGGTGGAGACGATATAACTGATTTTTTATGGGATAAATTCCCGGGTCATCATGTAGCATTAAATTTTGTTAGACAATCACCGCAAGATCAAACAGAGCCTAATTTTATTCATTCAGATGAAATGATGGGTGACTATACAGCTATACTTTATTTAAATAAAGAGGTTTGTGTTGGTGATGGAACTACCATTTATAATAACGACTTAAAACCTATTTGTGTTTTAAAAGCGGATTATAATAGGATGGTTGTGTTTGAGTCGTATTTAAATCATTCAAGGAATATATATGAAAATTTTGGCAGTAAAGATAGTTCTAGATTAATTCAAGTTACATTTTTAAAAAAACTATGAGTATAGAAAAAATAAGTCAAGAAGATTATTTTAATATGCTAAACGAATATGGTTTAAACGAAGAAGATGTTAATCGCATGATTAACAGTAAGGAGTTTGATAAAATAGCTGGTGAAGTAATTGACGAGCCTAGTGAACTGTATTACAAAGCACCATCTAAAATTGACAAGCAAGGTGTGTTTGCTAAAATTAAAATTTTTAAAAATGAGTTTATTGGATATGGTTTAAAAGACAAAAAAAGATCATTGCTAGGGCGGTATACAAACCACTCTTCTTTAAATAATTCAAAGTTTATTCCAGAAGATAAAAACGATATAATTTTAATTGCTGCTAAAGACATTGAAATAAATGAAGAAATTTTAGTAAATTACAGACACCACACTAAACTACCCGATGGACATAAAAGAAATAAAAGAACAGATAATTAATGCAGGTGAAAAAGCTGTGTTACAATTAATAAAAGTAGCTAAGGAAGATATTATTAAATATAATTCTGACGATGAATTGGCGGCTGACAGGTTAAAGAACGCTGCAGCTACAAAAAAACTAGCTATTTTTGATGCGTTTGAAATATTAAAAAGAATTGAAGATGAAAAGCAGTTATTAAATGGCGTAGATGTAAATAAAAATAATACCCCTAAAGGATTTGCAGAATCAAGATCAAAATAATTTATTTAGCCCTGTTCTTAAAGCAGTGCCTGCCAATGTTTTGTCTACTAAAAACAAATCAAAAACATGGCAATATGGATATAATGAGAAGTATGACTTTGTAGTTATATCTAAGTCAGGACAGATTCAAGACGTAATAAATATTAATGGATTAAAAATTGCTTTACCTAAGCCACCGGCTAAAGTTTATAAGCGTTCTAAAAGTAAAATAGAGCAATACTGGAAAGCAACTGAAGTTCATAAAGAGCTAAAAAGAATTCAATCTATATTTCAATGGCATGAAGCTCCTATACAATTTAAAAATAAGTGGGTAGACTATATTGAGGAAGAGTTTGATAAAAGAGATGAAGGTTTTTGGTTTATGAATAATGGTGTTTCTACCTATATTACAGGAACGCATTACATGTACTTACAGTGGACAAAAATTGATGTTGGTCATCCAGACTTTAGGGAAGCCAATAGATTATTCTATATATTTTGGGAGGCATGTAAAGCTGACAAGAGAAGTTTTGGAATGTGTTATTTAAAAATAAGACGTTCTGGGTTTTCATTTATGAGCTCCTGCGAGGGCGTGAACACGGCTACTATAACTAAAGATTCAAGGGTTGGTATATTATCAAAAACTGGAGCAGATGCTAAGAAGATGTTTACAGATAAAATAGTTCCTATATCTAATAATTATCCTTTCTTTTTTAAACCCATACAAGATGGTATGGATAAGCCTAAAACTGAATTAGCTTATAGAGTCCCAGCTTCTAAAATTACTAAGAAGAATATGTATACTGTTAGTGAAAATGATTTAGAAGGTTTAGATACTACTATTGACTGGAAAAACACTTCCGACAACAGCTATGATGGTGAGAAGCTACAATTACTTTTACATGATGAAAGTGGTAAATGGGAACGCCCAGAAAATATATTAAATAACTGGAGGGTTACAAAAACTTGTTTACGATTAGGAAGTAAAGTTATTGGTAAATGCATGATGGGGTCTACATCCAACGCTCTAGATAAAGGTGGTAGAAATTTTAAAGATTTATTTGAAGCATCTGATTGCTTAAAAAGAAATCAAAACGGGCAAACAAAAAGTGGATTATATAATTTATTTATTCCTATGGAATGGAATATGGAGGGGTTTATTGATCGTTATGGTATGCCTGTTTTTAAAAATCCTACAGAAAAAATAATTGGTATTGATAAAGAAATAATTAGTCAAGGTGCGGTAGATTATTGGCAGAATGAAGTAGAGTCTTTAACATCGGATCCTGATGCTTTAAATGAATTCTATAGACAGTTTCCTAGAACAGAATCTCATGCGTTTAGAGATGAAAGCAAACAATCATTATTTAATTTAACTAAAATATATCAGCAAATTGACTACAATGATTCGTTAAATATTCATCACCACGTAACTCAAGGATCTTTTTATTGGAAAGACGGGATACAAGATTCTAGTGTAATATGGTCGCCAAATAAAAGAGGAAGATTTTTTGTAACTTACACCCCTAAAGCTGCGCTTCAAAACAATGTGATTGTTAGGGCTGGAAAAAAATATCCAGGCAACGAACACATCGGAACTTTTGGGTGTGACTCTTATGATATTTCAGGCGTGGTAGTTGGTAAAGGTTCAAATGGAGCTTTACATGGTCTAACTAAATTCAATATGGATGATGCGCCAAGCAATGAATTCTTTTTAGAATATATTGCTCGACCTCAAACGGCTGAAATATTTTTTGAAGAAGTATTAATGGCATGTATATTTTATGGTATGCCAATATTATGTGAGAATAATAAACCTCGTTTATTGTATCATTTTAAGAATAGAGGATACAGAGGGTTTTGTTTAAATAGACCTGATAAGGTTTATAATAAATTATCTAAGACTGAAAGAGAGTTAGGTGGGATTCCTAACACCTCTGAAGACGTTAAGCAATCACACGCCTCAGCGATTGAGTCGTATATTGAGAAACATGTAGGGTTAGATTTAGAAGGAACTTATAGAGATAAAGACGATATGGGGAGTATGTATTTTGCAAAAACATTAGAAGACTGGGCTAAGTTTGATATATCTAATAGAACAAAGTTTGATGCATCTATTAGTTCTGGATTAGCAATTATGGCAAACCAAAAACACCTATACACTCCCGTTCAAAAACAATCAAAAATAAGCATTAACTTTGCAAGATACGATAACAAGAATTCAGTAAGTCAATTACTTAAATAAATGAAAGAAGTAACTATAGATATCCAGGCTGCTGCATTTCCTGATCAATTTGCGTCAGATTCAACAAAAGATAAGGTAGAGTATGGTCTTAGAATAGGCCAAGCTATCCAATACGAATGGTTTAGAAGAGATGGCGGAAGCTGTAGGTTCTATAATCAATGGGGTGAATTTATGCGACTTAGGCTCTATGCAAGAGGAGAGCAATCTGTAGCTAAATATAAAAATGAATTAGCAATAGATGGAGATTTAAGTTATTTAAATTTAGACTGGACTCCAATTCCTATTATACCAAAGTTTGTAGATATTGTCGTAAATGGCATGTCTGACAGACTTTTTAAAGTTAAAGTCTACGCAGAAGATGCTATGTCAGCTGAAAAAAGAAATCAGTTTCAGGAGATGATTGAAAAAGAGATGATATCTAAAGATATGATCATGCAAGCGGAACAAGATTTTGGAATGGAATTATTTCAAACTCCAAGCGATGAATTACCAGAAAGTGATGATGAGCTAGAACTGTATATGCAAATGAAGTATAAACCTGCAATTGAGATTGCAGAAGAAGAAGCTATCAATACTCTTTTAGCAGAAAATCATTATAATGATATTCGTAGTCGTGTAGATTATGATATTGCCACATTAGGTTTAGGAATTACAAAACATGAGTTTCTTTTAGGAACTGGAGTTAAGTTAGAATATGTTGATCCAGCTAATGTTGTTTATAGTTATACAGAAGATCCTTATTTTAAAGATTGTTTTTATTGGGGAGAAATTAAAACCGTTCCAATAACAGAGCTTATTAAAATTGATCCTGATTTAACAAATGAAGATTTAGAAGAAATTTCAAAACATAGTCAGTCGTGGTATAATTATTTTAACAATGCACAATTTTATCAAAACAGTTTGTTTCATAGAGACACAGCTACATTGATGTATTTTAATTATAAAACCACACATAGTTTTGTTTATAAAAGAAAAAAATTAAATGACGGTGCTTTTAAAACGGTTGAAAAAGATGATCAATTTAACCCGCCACAAGAAAAGATGGATGAGGGAGAATTTGAAAGAATAGAAAAAAGAATAGATGTATGGTATGAGGGCGTAATGGTAATGGGAACTAATATTATTTTAAAATGGAAGTTGTCAGAAAACATGGTTCGACCTAAATCATCAAATCAATATGCCTTACCTAACTATATTGCCTGCGCACCTAGAATGTACAAAGGTGGGCTAGAGTCTTTAGTTAGAAGGATGATTCCTTTTGCTGATTTAATTCAGATGACTCATTTAAAAATACAACAAGTAGTATCAAGGGTAGTGCCAGATGGTGTGTTTATAGATGCTGATGGATTAAATGAAGTGGACTTGGGATCAGGAAACGCTTATAATCCAGAAGATGCCTTAAGGTTATACTTCCAAACAGGTAGTGTTGTAGGGCGTAGCTATACTCAGGATGGCGAATACAATAATGCTAGAGTTCCTATAACTCAATTAACCTCTAATAGTGGTGCTAGTAAAATGCAAATGTTAATTGCAAACTATAATCATTATTTAGATATGATTAGACAAGTTACTGGATTAAATGAAGCAAGAGATGGCTCGATGCCAGATCCTAATTCTTTAGTTGGTGTTCAGAAATTAGCAGCTTTAAACTCAAACACTGCGACTAGACATATTCTTCAGGCTAGCTTATATATAACAAAAACAATTGCGGAAGCATTATCTATTAGAACAGCTGACATTTTAGAGTATTCTGATTTTGCTGATGAGTTTGCTATGCAGATAGGGAAATATAATGTAAATATAATTGATGAAATAAAAAATTTATATTTGCACGATTTTGGAATCTTTATTGAAATGGCTCCAGACGAAGAGCAGCAAGCTATGTTGGAACAAAACATTCAAATGGCTTTGTCTAAAGAAAATATTAGTTTAGAAGATGCTATAGATATTAGAGAATTAAATAATATCAAAA